GGACTAAAAGAAGTATGGGTTTTAAAAGCTGATGACTTAACAGAGAAACAACAAAGAGAATTTATAGTAAAAGATAACGTTGGTTTTGGAGAATGGGATTGGGATGTATTAGGTAATGAATGGAATACACAACAGTTGGAAGATTGGGGTTTAGAGTTTATGCCATTTGAAGAAGAAGATGTATTAGAACAAGATATAAAAGAACAAAAAGATTTATCTGATAGTATCAATAGTTCATTTAGATTAGAAATAGAATTAGAAAATGAAATAGAACAAGAAAAATTATATAACGAATTAATAAATAAAGGATATATATGCCGACTTTTGACATTATAAAAGAAACAACAGCACCAAAAAGTTTTAGAGTTGCTTCTATTATTGGTAAGTTTGATTTACAAAGTGAAAAAATAACTGAACAATTTAAAGGAGAAATTAATTTAAATACTGATTGGAAAATAGGTTTAATAGTTGGTAAATCAGGTACAGGTAAAACTACTATTGCTAAACAATTATTTCCAAATTCATATATAACATCTTATGAATATACAAAAGAAACTATTTTAGATGATATGCCTAAAGAATGTTCTGTTGATGAGATAACAAAAGCATTTAATTCAGTTGGTTTTTCAAGTCCTCCAAGTTGGTTAAAACCTTATTCAGTTTTATCTAATGGACAAAAAATGAGAGTAGATTTAGCAAGAGCAATATTAGAAGAAAATAAGATGTTTGTGTTTGATGAGTTTACAAGTGTTGTAGATAGAAATGTAGCTAAAATAGGAAGTTATGCAATACAAAAAGCAATAAGAAAAACAGATAAGCAATTTATAGCAGTTGGTTGTCATTATGATGTAGAAGATTGGTTGATGCCTGATTGGGTTTTTAATACTGATACTATGACTTTTCAATCTTTTGAAGAGCAAAAAAAAAATAGACCAAAAATCAAATTCAACATTTACAAAGCAAAAGACAAATCAATTTGGAGAATGTTTGCTAAACACCATTATTTAAGTCATAGTCATAATAATGCAGCACACGTTTATTTAGCAACTATAAATGATGAAATAGCAGGTTTTTTGAGTGTATTACATTTACCTCATCCACACGTTAAAAATATTAAAAAAGTACATAGGTTAGTTATATTACCTGATTATCAAGGAGCAGGATTTGGTATAAAATTTTTAGAAGAAATAGGAAAAATATATAAAAAAGAAAAATATAGATATAGTATAGTAACTTCTGCTCCAAGTTTAATATATGCTTTAAAAAAATCTAATAAATGGTTATGTAAAAACTTTGGTAGATTAAAAGGTGGAGGAACAGGATTATTACACGGAAAAAACAGTAGTGCTACTTCAAATTCAAGAAATAGGATAACAGCATCATTTGAAATGAAATAAAACAAAATAGAACACAGTAAAAGAAATGGAGCAAGACAGAACAATACAACATAAAAAAGCAATAATAGAAGCGTTAGAAAAATCTTTAGGGGTTGTAACAACTGCTTGTAAGATAGTTGGTATAGGTAGAACTACATTTTATCAATGGATAAAAGATGATGAAGATTTTGCAAAGCAAGTAAAGGATATTGAAAACATTGCTTTAGATTTTGTGGAAAGTAAATTGTTTGAAAATATAAGAGATGGTAAAACATCTGAAACTATTTTTTACTTAAAGACCAAAGGTAAGAATAGAGGGTATGTAGAAAGACAAGAAATAACAGGTGCAGATGGAATGCCTACTAAATTTGAAATAGAAATTATAAAGCGTGAAGATAAAAACTAATGTTGTTTTTGAACACTTATTAGAATCAGATAAGAAGATAATTATTGAGCAAGGTGGTACAAGGTCAGGTAAGACCTATAACATTTTGCTTTATATTATTTTTAAGTATTGTTTAGATAATACAGGTAAAACAATTACGATATGTAGGAAAACATTCCCTGCGGTTCGTAGTTCTGTTATGCGTGACTTTTTAGATATACTAAAGCAATACAATTCTTATTCAGAGTTGCACCATAACAAATCAAACCACGAGTATAAACTAAACGGAAACCTTGTAGAGTTTATATCTTTAGACCAACCACAAAAGGTAAGAGGTAGAAAAAGAAATTTACTATTTATAAATGAAGCCAACGAATTAGATTACGAAGATTGGCAGCAGTTAATATTTAGAACAGAGGATAAAATAATTCTTGACTTTAATCCATCAGATGAGTACCATTGGATTTACGACAAGGTAATACCAAGAGCAGATGCCGATTTCTATATTACTACTTATTTGGATAATAGCTTCCTTAATGAAAGCATTAGGGAAGAAATAGAACGTTTAAAAGATACAGATGAAACCTATTGGCAAATATATGGTTTGGGTTTAAAGGGTATCTCTAAAGCTACTATATTTAATTATACAGAAGTAAATCATATACCACACGATGCAGAGTTTATCAGCTATGGAGCAGATGCAGGGTATTCCAATGACCCAACTACGTTAGTTTCTGTTTATAGAAAAGAACATAACCTGTATATTAAAGAGCATATCTACCAAACACAAATGACCACCTATGATATTAGTAGGAAATGGAAAGAGATAGGAATACAAAGAGAAACAATATACTTTGATAGTGCAGAGCCAAGATTGATTGAGGAACTGCGTAGAATGGGTTTTAACGTAAGACCAAGTTTAAAAGGTGCTGATAGTATCAACGCAGGAATAGACCTCTTAAAACGCTTTAAAATACATATAGAGAAAGATAGTAATAACTGCATACAAGAGTTTAGAAACTACAAGTGGCAAGAGGATAGGAGTGGTAAGATGATAAACAAGCCAATAGATAAAAATAACCATACTATTGATGCAGTAAGATATGCTACCTATTCTGTTTTAAGCAAACCTAACTTTGGTAAATATGCTATCATCTAAAAATAATTAACTTTTTTTGTTAATAAATTTGTGTATTAAATAAAAACGTTTTATATTTGTAGTGTAATTAAAAACAAAGACAAAATGACAACTACAAAAGAAACTTACAACGGATGGACAAATTATTCAACTTGGAGAATAATGTTAGAACATTTTGATGGAGATGAAAGACATTTAGAAGCACAAGAATGTAAAGAAATAGTAGAAGAATATTTAGAAATTAACTGTAATAATGAAATGACTTTAAGCTATGCTTTAGCATTTACACACAATGTTAATTGGTATGAAATATCAGATGCTTTAAAAGATAACTAAAAAAACTTAACCAAACTTTAATTAACCTTTACAGAAATGTAAGGGTTTTTTGTTTTATATTAGTTTCTAAAATATTTAAAAAATAACTATATACATATATGAAAGTTGAATTAATAGTACCCAATAGTTTAAACGAAGTTACTTTAGGACAATACCAAGAGTATTTAAAGTTAACTGAATTAAAAGATTTAACAGAAACGCAGCTATCATTTAAGATGATAGAAATATTCTGTGGAGTAAAAGCAGAAAGCGTAAGACATATAAAAGCAAGTGATGTTACAGACATTGTAAATATTATTTCTACAATGTTTGAAAGCAAACCAAGTTTAGTACATACGTTTAAAATGGGTGGTGTTGAGTTTGGCTTTATACCTAACCTTGATGAGATGAGTTTTGGGGAATACATTGACCTTGATACAAGCATAGGGGATTGGGATAATATGGAGAAAGCAATGGGGGTTTTATACAGACCAATAGAAATAAGAAAAGGGAATAGGTACACTATAAAGGAGTACGATGCAGGAGATACAGAACATTTAAAAGATATGCCATTGGATGCAGTATTAGGTTCGATACTTTTTTTTTACCATTTAGGGAACGAATTATGTCAAACTATGATGAACTCTTTGGGTCAGGAGGAGGAAACACTCTTACAAGAGTATCTCAATTCGGAACAAAATGGGGTTGGTATTCAAGCGTTTACGCTCTCGCTCAATCAGATATTAGACGATTTGAAGATATCACTAAATTAAAAATGCACGAATGTTTACTATTCTTAACGTTTGAAAAAGAGAAACAAGAAATAGAAGCATCACAAATAAAAAATAAATTCAATGCAGGGAATTAGAGGATTTTACCAATTAACGGAAACCATAAAAGAGCAGTTACTAAATGATGTAAATGTCAATACAGTAACAACAGGAGATATAACAGAAATAGATTTATCTAAACAAACTATATTCCCTTTGTCGCATATTATTGTAAACAATGTAATAACAGAAGAACAATACCTATCTTTTAATATTACAGTTATGGCTATGGATATAGTAGATGAAAGCAAAGAACCTACAACCGATATATTTAGAGGTAACGACAATGAGCAAGATGTATTGAATACTCAATTAGCAGTATTGAATAGGTTGACAATGTTATTAAGGAAAGGAAACCTACATAGTGATTTATACCAATTAGATGGAACACCAAATTGTGAGCCATTTTATGAAAGGTTTGAAAACAAGTTAGCAGGTTGGGCGTGTACGTTTGATGTATTTATTCAAAATGATATTGATATATGCAGCTAAAAGAAACGCAAGATGTTTTAAATAAGTTTGCTAAATACGTTATACAACAAAGTAGAACTAATTTAACTAAAGGTAAAAAGAATTCATCTAAAGAACTTTATAACAGTTTAGATAGCGAAGTAAAGGTTTCTAAAAATAGTTTCCAATTAGAGTTTCTAATGGAAGATTATGGAGTGTTTCAAGATAAAGGGGTTAGTGGTACAGAAAAGAAATACAATACTCCTTTTAAGTACACAAACAAAAGACCACCTGCAAGTGCATTTAGTCAATGGGTAGTTAGAAAAGGATTAAAAGGGACAAGAGATAAAAAAGGTAGGTTTGTAAGTAGAAAAGGTTTGCAGTTTGCAATAGCTAATTCAGTTTATAAGAAAGGAATTAAACCGAGTATGTTCTTTACAAAACCATTCGAGAAAGCATTTAAGAATTTACCAAAAGAGTTAGTACAATCATTTGCTTTAGATATGGAAACCTTATTAGAAACAACGATAAAAGATAATTTAAAAAAATAATAAATGGCAAGAATAAACACAAGAAGTCCATATTGGAAAACAATATCAGATAGTTATCTTTCTTACGCAATATTAAAGCTATATGTTTACACAGGTAACTCAAGTAACGTACCATCTGAACCAACTTATACAATTAGGAAATCAGTTTTACCAAATGAAAATGTAGCAGGTGTAACTTATAGTATAGATTTTGAAATAGCTGAACTTGTAAGAGATGAATTAGATATAATTTTTGATGGAGATTATAACGGACAAGCAGTTTGGACAAGAGTTAATATAAGTGGATATAATGCAAGTGGTAGTTTGATTACTTTGCCAATAAACGAAACTACTATTGCTTTTGATGGATACAACTATTTTGAAGAGCAAACAACTGATGAGGGAAATATAATGATTACCAACAGAGAGTTATTTGTTTTAGAAGATAACACTTTTAGGTTACCAATTTATACAGGGTTAAATGCACCAACAGTTGTATTTTACAAAGATGGCGAAATAATAGCATCTGAAACATTTGGATACGACCAAGATAGTAGTAATCAAATCAAATACGTTTCTATTTATGGAGATGATGTTAATTGGGATACGTTTGAAGAAAGGGTTTTTGAAGATGGTGGAGTTGACTTTGAGAGTAGTGTATGCTTACAATCGTTCTTCAACAACTATTCAATCGGTGCGGTTGATAAGATAGAAGTTTCTGCAAGTGGTAAAAAGATTGAAACTATAAAAGTAAAAGTTTTAGAAGAGTGTAAATATGAACCAAAGAAAGTAACGTTTATAAACAAGTTTGGAGCATTACAAGATATGTACTTCTTTAAAAAGGCAGTTGAAAAAATGACTGTTAAAAAAGAATCTTACAAAGCAAACATATTAAACGCAAATAAAACTTATAGCATAAGCAGTCACACAAATAGGGATTTCAATATCATAGCAAAAGAATCAATAACTTTAAGTAGTGGTTTCTTGAGCGAAGAATACAACGAAGTGTTTAAACAAATGATGCTATCTGAAAAGGTTTGGATAACAAACATTATTGAAACAGGAGAACAAGTATTACCAATCAATGTAAAGACATCAAACATCACTTATAAGACATCTTTAAACGATAGGTTGGTTGATTACACATTTGACTTTGAATATTCTTTTAACGTTATAAACGACATTCGATAGATGCAGATAATTCAACTATACATAGAGGGGCAAAGAGTTGATATGTTCAAAGATGAAAGCGTTAGTATTACGCAATCTATTAAGAACGTAAAAGATGTTGGCAAGGTGTTTACAGATTTTACAAGAACGTTTTCAATACCTGCCTCTAAAACAAATAATAAAATATTCAAGCACTATTATAACTTTGATATTATAGATGGATTTGATGCAAGAATAAAAAAGAGTGCTAATATTGAATTAAACAACCTGCCATTTAGAAATGGTAAAATAAAACTCGAGGGTGTTGATTTAAAAAACAATGCACCTCACACATATAGAATTACATTCTTTGGTAGTACAGTTACCTTAAAAGACCTATTAGGAGATGATACATTAGCATCTTTAGAAAGTTTGACTGCATTAAATGAAACTTATGATTCTACAAATGTAAAAGCAGGTTTGGAAGCTGACCCAAATAATAACGATGTTATAGTTCCATTGATTACACATACACAAAGATTGTTTTATAATAGTACAAGCGGTAATCACGATGAGGGTAATTTAGCTTATCATAGTGGTGATGGTAATGCACACGACCACGGTGTATTGTATTCAGAACTAAAGTATGCTATTAGATTACATACAATAGTACAAGCGATAGAAACTAAATACGGATTAACTTTTAGTGATGATTTTTTTACAAGTACAAACGCACCTTATTACAATCTTTTTATGTGGTTGCATAGAAAGAAAGGAGATGTAGAAAATTTAGGAGATACTTTTCAAAGCATTATGAGTGGTTGGACTGTTGAAAATTATAATACTTTAACACAAACACACGCTAAAAGTACAACGACTATTGAAATAAATGGTGTACCTGAAAGATATACAGGTAATACGGAGTTAACTTTTACAACTGCATCATCAGACCCTTATAGTATATCATTACAAAAGAATGGTATAGAAGTTTTGTCTTTTAGAAATATAACAGGACCTTTAACTATTGACCAATCAATACAAGGTCAAGGGGATTATACTATTTATATTGAAGCAGATACAAACATTGACTTCAGTAATATACAATGGTATTTTGAATATGATAGGTTTGGAGATGGTACACAATTAGCAACTAAAGGTTATAATACAGGTGCTTACACTTACATAAGTGAGTTTGTATTTGATATTACGCAACAGATACCAACTATTAAAGTAATTGATTTTATATCAGGTTTATTTAAGACATTTAATCTTACTGCATACGTTGATAAAAATACAGATGATATAATTGTAAAAACATTGGATGAATTTTATTCTGATGGTGTTTCTTATGATATTACAAAATATGTAGATGTAAGTAAAAGTTCTGTAAATATATCCCTACCATATAAAGAAATAACTTTTGAACACGAGGATACTAAAACAAAATTAGCATCATTCCATAACCAAAAATTTGGTAAGGTTTGGGGAAAAGAGAATTTTACAAATAGCGAAAAATTAGATGGAGGTATTTACAATATTAAAACACCTTTTTCACAGTTGAAATACGAAAGGTTAATTGATGGTAACAACGATAATGCAACAGATATTCAATGGGGTTATTTTGTAGATGATAATGACGAAAGTTATTTTGGTAAGCCATTAATATTTTATCCTATTAGACAAACACAAAGTTCTATATCTTTTTTAAACTCTACAACAGACCACATAGAAGTTACGGAATTTAACATACCATCTAATAGTGTAGCTTTATCATCTGCAACGAGTAGTTATAATATAAATTTCTATGCAGAGAATAATGAGTATGCATCATTAAGTAACCCATCTGACAATGGATTTACAAATACATTATTTCAAGCATATTACAGTAGTTACATTAAGGGTGTTTTTAATCCAAAGAATAGAATATCAAAAGTAACTGCATACCTACCATTGAGAATATTACTTAACTATTCATTAGCAGATAGATTTATAATTAATGGAAACAGTTATAAGATAAATTCAATAACAACCAATTTAGAGAATGGGAAATCTGAATTAGAATTATTAAACGACCTATGATGAAAAATATATTAGACCTTTTGAAATATGCAAAAGGGGAAACAGAAAACATAAGAATAGCACAAGGTAAAAACAAATTACCTACAACGTTAAAAGAGGGTTACAAAGCAATTAAACAAGAGATAAGATGGCAGAAAAAGTAGTAGTTGAATTAGAAGTTAAATCGGATAAAGGTGTTAAAGATGTACAGAAACTCAACAAAGAAATATCTAACACTAATAAGGAGATAAAACAAACGCAAGAGGCATCTACGCAAATGAGTAGTACTCTTGATAAAGCCACAGGTGGAGCAGTTACTAAATTTAAAGGGTTAAAAGCTGCATTAAAAACTGCGGTTACAGGTTTTAAATCTTTAAGGGTTGCTATCATTGGTACAGGTATTGGTGCTTTACTGATTGCTATTACATCTTTAGGACAAGCGTTTACAAGAAGTGAAGAAGGACAAAATAAGTTTGCAAAACTATTAGGTGTTATTGGTAGTGTTACAGGTAACTTATTGGATTTATTAGCTGATTTAGGAGAGGGTATTATTAGCGTATTTGAAAATCCAAAACAAGCATTAATAAACTTTAAAAATGCTATTGTTGAAAATGTACAAAACAGAATTACATCTTTAATAGATACTTTTGGTTTTTTAGGTAGTGCTATTAAAAAAGTATTTAGTGGAGATTTTACAGGTGCATTAGAAGATGCAAAAAAATCAGGAAGTAGTTTAGTAGATAGCTTTACAGGTGTTAAAAATAGTATTGATAAAGCAACTGAATCTACTAAAGGTTTTGTAAAGGAGTTAAAAGAAGAAGCAAAAATAGCAGGTCAAATAGCAGACCAAAGAGCAAAGGCAGATAAGGTAGAAAGAAAGTTAATTGTAAAACGTGCAGAAGCAGATAGAAAGGTAGCTGAATTAAGAGAAAAAGCAGCAGATAAAGATAAGGTTTCTGCAAAAGAAAGAATTGAAGCATTAGAAGAAGCAGGTAGGATAAATGAAGAAATAACCAACAAAGAAATACAAGCAGCAAAATTAAGGTTAGAGGCAAAGCAATCTGAAAATGCATTAACGAAATCAACAAAAGCAGATTTAGATGAAGAAGCTAATTTAAAAGCAAGATTAATACAATTAGAAACCGCAAGGTTAAGGCAGCAAAAATCTATTACTGCAGAAATTTCAGGTGCAAGAAAACAAGAAAAAGCAGAGTTAGAAGCAGAAGCAAAAGCTAAACAAGATATAATAGATAAAGAGAAAGAAGAAGAAAATACAAGATTAGAAGCTATTCAGAAAGTAAGAGATGACTTTAAACAAAAACAAGCAGAAAAAGAAGCAGAAACTGAATTACAAAAAATAGAATTAGAAGAGCAAAAAAGGATTGCAGAATTAGATAAGTTAAATGCAACTGAACAACAAAAGCAAGAGATTTATGAATACTATGCAGGATTACGATTAGATGTAGAAAAGAAAGCAGAAAAAGAAAAACAACAATTAGATAAATTAAGAAAACAACAAACTTTAAACGATGCTAAAAATACTTTTAATCAAATAGCACAATTAGCAGGTAAAGATAGTAAAGTAGGTAAAGCAATGGCAATAGCAAGTGCTACAATTAGTGGTGTGCAAGGTGTACAAAATGCTTATTCGACTGCACAGAAATCTCCTATTACTACGTTCTTTCCTGCATATCCAATCGTTCAAAGTGCTTTGGCAGGTGCGGTTGCGTTAAAGAATATATCTGCTATAAAGAGTGTAGACCCAAAGGGTGGTGGTTCAAGTACAATACCAAAACCATCAGGTGGTGGTTCGGTATCTCAACCTCCTGCGTTTAATGTAGTAGGTGCAAGTGATACAAATCAATTAGCTGATGCAATAGGTGGGCAATCGAAAGAACCTGTTAGAGCATTTGTAGTATCTAATGATGTAACTACTGCTCAATCAATGGATAGGAATATTGTAGATGGAGCAAGTATTTAAAAAGACAAAATAAAAACATTATAACTATATATAAATATGAATATAATAGAGTTAATATTAGACGAAGATAATAACGAAATTGGAATTGAAGCTATTAGCGTAGTTGAGAATCCTGCTATTGAAGAGGATTTCATTGCTTTGAATAGTAATATTATAGAATTAAAAGAAGCGGATAAGGAAAAGAAACTACTTGTAGGTGCTTTATTGATACCTAACAAACCTATTTACAGACGAAGTGGAGATGATGAGTACTATATATACTTTTCAAAAGAAACTGTTGTTAAGGCATCTCAAATGTATTTGATGAATGGTAACCAAAGTAAAGCTACTTTAGAACACGAACACGATATTAATGGACTTACTTTAGTTGAGAGTTGGATTGTAGAAGATGAGGTACACGACAAGTCAAGAAAGTTTGGTATGAATGTACCTGTTGGAACTTGGATGGGTTCTGTTAAAGTAAATAACGATGAGGTTTGGAATGACTTTGTAAAGACAGGAAAGGTAAAAGGTTTTAGTATAGAGGGTTACTTTGCAGACAAGATGGAAAGACCTAAAGAACCAATAAACGACTTACAAGAAGAATTAAAAGCCATAGAAGAAGCAGAAGCAGAATATATGTTATCTCAAATTAAGGCGGTTATTAAAAATGATAAACGACTTAAAAAAGGAAAGCGTACTGAAATGGAAAGTTTTTCTGACTACCCACAATCTGTAAGAAATAATGCTAAAAGAGGAATTGATTTAAATAAGAAAGTAAATAATAAATGTGCTACTCAAGTTGGTAAAGTAAGAGCACAACAATTAGCTGATGGTAGACCTGTAAGTATGGAAACTATCAAAAGAATGTTTTCTTATTTAAGTAGAGCGGAAGAGTATTACAAGACAGGAGATACGGAAGCGTGTGGTTATATATCTTATTTATTATGGGGTGGTAAGTCGGCAAAGAGTTGGGCAGAATCTAAAATAAAAGCAAATGAGAAAAAATAACAATAGCACACCAAGTAGAACAAGTCCAAGAGCAAGTAAAAGAGGTTGCTTATGTAAAGACAATACATACTCTAAAAAGTGTTGTGATGGTAGCATACAAGCACAAGGAATAGGTAGAACCTCAACTACTGTATAAACGAAAATACAAATTAATTATTTTAATACTATATATTTATATGAAACCAAGTGAAATGTTAAATCAAGTAAAAACTCTTTTAGGAGTTGAAGTAAAACTTGAACAAATGAAATTAGAAAACGGAACTGTTTTAGAAGCAGATGCATTTTCAGAAGGTAACGAAATCTTTATCGTAACAGAAGATGAGCGAGTAGCTTTACCTGTTGGCGAGTATGTTTTAGAAGATGGACAGGTTTTAGTAATCGAAGAAGAGGGTATCATTAAAGAAATGAAATCTGACGAAGAGGAAGCTAAAGAAGAAGAAGTAGAAGTAGAGGCGGAAGAAGAAGAAAAAGAAGAAATGGGTTACGCTACTAAAGAAGAACTTGCAGAGGTTAAATCTATGATTGAAGAAATCAAAGCAATGTTAGAACCTAAAGAAGAAATGTCTGAAGAACCAAAAGAGGAATTGAAAGAAGAAGTAGAACTTTCAGAAGTTGCACAAGAGGTTGTAAACGAAATTCCAACAGAGGTTGCACAAGAATTATCTGAACCTGCTGCTGAACCAATTAACACAAACGCAGAGGTTTCTAAAACACAAGTAAAATTCAATATTGCATCTAAAAGAAAGATGTCTACATTGGATAGAGTAATGAGTAAAATGAATAAACTTTAATAACAAATAAATTAAATAAAATGAGTGTATCTTTAACATCAACTTATGCAGGAGAATTTAGTGGTAAGTATATCGCTGCTGCATTATTATCAGCATCAACTTTAGATAGTGGTGCTATTTCAATTCTACCAAACGTAAAGTTTAAATCTGTTATCCAAAAAGGAGCAACTGATGACATCGTAAAAGATGCATCTTGTGACTTTGTAACTAATCAAGGAACTTTAACTTTAACAGAAGCAGTATTACAACCTGAAGAGTTTCAAGTAAATTTAGAACTATGTAAAAAAGACCTACATAATTCTTGGGAAGCTGCTCAAATGGGATATTCTGCATTCGATAATTTAGCACCATCTTTCGCTGAATTTGTAATTTCTCACGTTGCTGCAAAAGTAGCTGATAAGACAGAGAAAAACATTTGGAGTGGAGCAACTGCAAATAGTGGAGAGTTTGATGGATTTACTGCAAAGTTAACTGCTGATACAGATGTAATCGATGTAGCTGCTACAACTGTAACTGCTGCTAACGTAATCGCTGAATTAGGTAAAGTAGTAGATGCTATTCCAACTGCAGTTTACGGACAAGAAGATTTAACTTTATATGTTTCTTCAAATGTAGCAAGAGCATACATTAGAGCATTGGGAGGATTCGCTGCAACTATTGGAGCAAATGGTTCTGACAACAAAGGAACTCAATGGTACAACGGAGGAGAGTTATCTTTCGATGGTATCAACATTTTTGTTGCTAAAGGATTAGCAGATGACACTATGGTAGCTGCACAAAAATCAAACTTATATTTCGGTACAGGTTTATTATCAGACCAAAACGAAGTTCGAGTGATTGATACAAGTGAAACTTTAGGGGATATGAATGTAAGAGTAATTATGAGATTTACCGCAGGTGTACAACACGTATTCGGTGGAGATATCGTACTTTATTCTTAATAAATAATTAATAATCATTAAAAGGGGTGGGTATGCTTAATGCACATCTACCCTTTTTTATTTAAAACAATATAAAAACTATGGCTTGTTCATTAACAACAGGAAGAAAAGTACCTTGTAAGTCAGCAGTAGGTGGAATAAAAACTATTTACTTTGCGGACTACGGAACTTTAGGAGATGCTTCTATTTCAGCAGGAGAGATTACTGCTTTAGCAGGTACTCCTGATTTTTTCCAATTTGATGTAAAAGGTAGTTCTGCTTTAGAAACTGCAATTAACTCATCAAGAGAAAATGGTACAACTTTCTATGAAAGTACTTTAACTATGTCTTTAACTTTTC